TGCAACGCCAATATAACCAGTCGCCAGTGCTTTCACTGGATCTTGGAAATATATAGCAGTCGCACTTGCTGCGATAGCATATTCGGATAAACCTTGGTTATCTCTATTTTGGCCTACTTTGCCAATTGGTCTTAGACCAAAGGCGCTGTCTTGATTTGCCATATTTATGTCCTCCTTTGAACATATTGTTATAGTTTATCCGGGGGTAGAATCGTTAAAAAATTAACTTTTCTTTGTACCACCGAAAGTAACTCGAGTCTGTCTATCTATATTGATAGGCATGCTCGGATGCTCTTCCTTCATGAGATCGGAGTCTACTGCTTTTACTTTATCAGCGTGCTGTCTTTGGTAATAGTCAGTCCGCTGTTTTGCGATCTCTTCCGGTACTCTAGCGAGCACTAGGCCACCAACTCCGATAATCCCCTTGTATTTGCCGTCTTCGACAACTGGATAGTCTGAATCTGGGTATTCATCCGCTCTTACTAATTCATAACCAGATCGTAATCTGCCTTGAATGTTCTTAGTGTCCGAAAACCCTACGGACTCAGCTCTTAACCATCTGTGCCTAAAACCTGTTGGCGCAGGGGGTGCATCTAAAGATGATGGTGGAGTCCAAACTTTTTTATGAGCTGTCTTTTCTCTAGTTTGGCTCGCACGGGAAGTTTTTTTGTCTTCATTTTTCATACGCTTATACCTCCTTCGTGATATTTAGTTTTTGTTTTGCGTACTCTTCAGGTGGCACTCCTAATTTTTTAGCGATTGCTAGTTCAGAAGAAGTGAGTCTGACTTTTCTGCGACCTGTATTTGTACTTCGCTTCGCTGAAGCTACTTGTTGTACCGGTCTGGTCGATTCCTTAGTATCAGTTGTATCAAATTTCTGCGGAAATGCAAGCTTCATTTGCTTATCAATTTCTGCATAGTATTCGTCACTTGAAGTGTCAAAACCTTGGTCTTCAGTCAGTCTTTTGTGGATATCAAACGCTGTATACGTCATTGCAGAGTCTGTTCCAAACCAGCTATTTTTCTCAGCCCAACCTTCTGCTTTTGGATCAGCAGGTAATTGAGGTGATTTCATAGCATCCTGTAAAGAAGGCATTGGTTGTGATTTACGCTTTGCTACTTTATCCTGAGCTTCCTTGGCCTCAAGATATTTTGCTTTTTTGTATCCTAACTCAGAAATTGAAGCCATAGCTTCTGTTTCCGCTCCTAGATCATTTGCCTCTCTAGCAGCAGCTAACTTAGCTTTTGCAGCGTCAATTCCTGTTTTGATACTTTCTTCAGTTGCATGTAAAAAACCAGGTTCTAATTTACTTAACCTACTTTTCATTTGCCTCTGATCTACGATTACACCTTCAGCGTACTTAACTGCAGCGTCTTTTTGACGTTCTGCTTCTCTCCATTTTTTAGTTAATTTAGAGATTCTTTTTTGTACACCTTCACTATAATCAGATAGTTCTTGGTCCTTTTTTTCTTCCTGCGGTTTTTCGACTTCTTCTTTAGTCTCTACAGCAGGTTCTTCTTTTTTTTCTTCAACAACTACTTTTTCCTCTGGAGCTTTTACTTCTTCTTTTGGCGCTTCAGTTTCAATCGGAGCCGTCTCTTGTTTTTCTTCTGGCAGTTCTATCTCTTTATCCGGTCCGGATGTGTCGATAGGTACTGTCTTTTTGTCTACGTCTGGCATAGTTTCCTCCTATGTTAAAATTGATGAAGTATATCTTCGGGATTTTCGATGGTTGCTAATACTTCATCGTCATTTAGCAATCTTACTTCCCCGCCATCGATCTGTATTCGGCTACCTGCATATCTTGCAAAGATAACCCAATCTCTTTTTTTACACCAAGGTCCTTCTGGAAATTTTTCTTTGTCATAACAATGAGGACCCATTTCTAAAACTAATCCACATGTTGAAGCTACTTGTTGTCTCTCTAATGTAGGCTCTCCTAAATATATACCGCCTCTAGTTTTTTCTGGTAGTTTAAAAGGTAAAACTAAAATTCTCCAACCTGTTGGTTTAGGTAGTTTAGTTGTTTCTTTACTTTTTAAACGTTCGTAACCTTCAATTTCTTTTTTCTGAGTGTCTTTGTATTTTTCTTCTAAAGCCGGTTTATGCTTCAGTATCTTCGGAGACTCCGAACTTGATAATTTTGCTGTTTCCCTGTTTCTCATTATGCTCCTTTTTCTTCAGCAGGCTAGAGATGTCCTGTGATATTTTATAATAGGCATGTGCCTGTCCCATCATATATTTATATTTTTCCATATTGTCAACCCCACCTGAAATCATGGCGTCGCCAATTTGTTGATATTGTTCTTTCAGTGCTTTTTGTATTTTATTAATTAGTGTTAGCTCTTCCATTTTAAATTAAATCCTTATAATAACTTTCATACGACTTATTACTTAACTCTTTTCCTCCATATTCAGATCGAATAGCTGATCCTATGTATTTAGCTTCTTTTTTCTTTTTCTTATTCTTCTTTTCTACGGTAACTTGTGAACCACCGCCAAATTTTAAACCAGAGTCTTTTTTATCAGGCTTTTTTACCATTTTTTCTCAGCTTACCACAATTCTTAGCTATTGCAACTCGTGTGGGGCCTCCAGATTTGTACTTATGCTCCCAACGCTTCGCAATTTTGGGTAAATTAGCGTGCATATACCGTCTTTGCTTTTCTGACTTAAAAGGCATTATTTCTTCTTACCATTTCTCCAGATTTGAGTTCCTTTTATGCCAAAAATACTCCCGACGACTAAAATCCAAAGTGAAGTGAACCAAGTTGGCAATGTTGAGAAATACTCAAAGAAAAGTTTTACTTTCTCCATCGCTGTCGGATCATCACTTATGACTGCCCACATTAAGACAATTATGGGGGCCGATAATATGACTAAAACGAATTCGTCCTTCCAATCTGATTGACGAGCTTCTAACAATTTGCCCTGGTAAGATTCCTCACCTCGGGCCATACGCTCTGCATGCAATAATTGTGCATCAGACATAGCTACTTTCGTTCTTTGTCTATTGGAATAGATTTTAGCTCCAGCTTTTAAAGCCATTCCAGCTAAATTAAACCACATATTAGAACCAGGTTGCTTTTTTGCTCTTCGTAGAAAGCATACGTCTCGTTCCAGCTACTTTTACCGTATCTCCTGTTGGGATAGGGTTTCGAGCTCTGGTGACGTTCGCTTTACTTCTTGGATCCAAAATCAAATTTTGACTTGGAACCTTGATGTTTTTGCTTTTTGTCATAGTTCTCCTATTGTTTTACTTTTATAGTCTCTCTTGAGTTGTTTGGCAACGTTTTACTAAGAATAGTCTTCTCAATTGAAGTATCTGCTCTTAATTGAGCTAGCTCTTCGTTCTGATCTAACAACTTAGCTATTGGGTCTCCATCAAACTGAGAAACAACTTTTTTCTCTTCTTGAAGGAATTCTTCCATCATTTCAGCAACTAATTGAGCTTTACGAGCTTCAATCTTTTGTTGAATCGGAGCCATTTGTTGTTGAAGTTGCGGATTTTGTTGTCCAGCCTGTTGCATTTGCATTAATTGCATAATTTCTTCTTTGTACTCTATTTCAATTTGTTCTTGAGCCATTAAACTGATGTGTTCAAAAATATTTTTCTCTAATGACGCCATAACCATCGGATTATTACGTACAATGTTGGTTGCCATGAAGGCAATGTGCGCAATAATGTGAGATCGGTGATCTTGACCTGGAAAACCTTGAAAAGGTTGTCCTGCTAATGCATCAATGTGTTCTAGAGCCGGGTCTTTAGGAACGAGCGGCTGGGGTCTTTTTAAAATCGTGTCAATATCTTTAATACCTAAAGCTTCGTACATATTTCGATACGCTTGATACAAATTATGTAGCTGTGGGTTAGAAGATGCTAATTGTAATTCTGTTTGAGCAATAGAAATTCTTTGTGTTTGAGAAAATATATTAGGATCTGCAACTGGTAGAATATCTACTCTGTCATCAAAATCAGTTTGTTTAATTGTACGTTGTCCACCAGGAACATCGTAAGGATATTCTTGTGGAAGATACAATTTAAATACTCTGGCTAATAATTTAAACTCAGATTTCAATCCTGCATAAATTCTTTTATGAATTGCAGACATTGTTCTCGAGCCTCTCTCTAAAAGCGCTACGGTCGTGCCCACAGCTGCTTGTTGATTCCCATCACCCACTTGCAGGTCCGCTATAGAAGCGAATCGTTGTCCTGCTTGTACCACGACGCCCATTAAAGCTAGTAAAGTCTGTGATGGCTCCTTGAATGGAAGCATCATGAAAGAATCTTTTAAATTCCCACCTGGTGCGTCAACGTCTCTGAATTCACCAGGCTGTATAGATTGTGCGTCATCCCTAATTCGAATGCCGCGCATCTTAAACCCTGCGGGTAGGTTGGAGAGCGTACCCGCATCCAATAATTGGCGTAGAGCGGACGTTGCCGTTCGACTCAACCCGCCAATCATATGAATGAGACCGAATCCATAAAAACCTAGTCCTGGCAGAAATTTAAAGTGGACAAAATATTGGATCTTATTTCTATTCGGATCTCCAATTTCATAATTTCGTTTAACTGATAAAATATTTCTTGATGTTTCCTCTACAGTGATAATGTATGGAACTTTGATTCCTGTAGGTTCTCCATCTTCACCCATATCTTCAAAACCTTCCAAGTCAAGATCCATGTGAAACTCTAAAAGAGTATACATGTCATCGTCTCGAGTTCTAGTCGTACCTTCTAGTTCTCGTTCTTTTTTCTTAACGTCGGTTTCTGTTTGTTGGGGTAAACTTAATTCAATGTCTCTATAAAAACCACTTACTTGTTGTTTACGTAAATCGTTTTTAGACATCTTAACTCTGTGAACAATAGCTTCAGCATCATCTAAAGAAGTTGCTGTATAAGGAACAATTAAATCATCTGCTGGTACAAATTTAGAAACAGCTCTTTGTAAAAGATCATCATAATAAACTTTTTTAAAAGTTGATCCGGCTAAAGGTAAGTGAAACAACATTGAATCAAATTCAGGTTCGTATTCTTTCATTTGATCCATTAATTGCCAGTTCATAAATTCTTTGATTCTTTGGGACTGTTGATATTTTTCTGGAGATGGTATTCCCATAACCTGAGTTCTAACAGGACCATCTGCCGGTA